GGCTGCCCATGATGTCGCCTAGCCCGCCGGTGATGGCCCCGGCCAAGGGCTTGGCAACGGAGATGCGGGCAACCTCGGCATATATGGTGTTGAAAAAGTCCATGGCCGACATTTCGGCCCCGGTGAATGCGCCGACAAACGCATCCTCGAGGTTGCGCCCTACGGTGAACGCCATGGAATCCATGTTCGCCATGCTATCCAGGGCTGCATCAACGTACCGATCCCACGCGGTCTGAGTTTTCTTGGCGGCTTCTTCGTTGATTTCAACGATGGACAGGGCCTCCCATTCCTTGATCTGGGCGACCTTCTCTGAATCTTCGGCAACGAAGGCTTGCAACTGCTCGGAACGGGCCTTGACCTCGGCAATCTGAAAAGCTGTTTCCCCGAGAGTGACGCGCATAAAATCTTTGTCGAACCGATCAAGGGCGCGCTTCTTGTCGTCCTGGTACTTCTGCCATTCCTGAATCTGGGCGTCGAAAGAGTGTGAATATTCCTTAGTGGGATTGGCCAATCGGTCCTTTTCTAAAGCGACCAACTTCTGCAGTTCCGGGTTTGCCGTGCCGATGGCCTTGGCATACTCCTGCATGCGGACATCGGACCGGTAGGCGGCATACTCGGCCTCGGTCATGGTCAGCTTGGCGACCTCATCTTTCACCTTGGCCAGGGCAGAAGCGTATTCGGATGTGGTCGTGTCAATGCTGGTACCACCGCCGGATCCTCCCCCACCGGTATCATCACCGGAATTATTCCCAACACGAGAATACGAGGTCAACGGATCAACAATATCAGCCAACTGCCGGGCATCGGCATAGGCACCCTGGTACGCTTTACGCAACGTCTCCAATTGATCGATTTCGACCTGGTATGCGGCCTTGTCGTCTTTGTATATCGAATCCTTCTGAGCGAGTTTGAGGTCATCAATCGTTCGAGTTAGCGCTGAAATCTCTCTTTCAGCCTTTGAGGTAGTTTCGTACCAATCGACCAAGTCCTGCCTGCTAGCCGTCAAGTAGCGGATAAACGACATCTCACCGGAGACGACATCGCTAGCAGCCTGGAAAGACCTGCCCAAACCGGCAACACCATCTCCCAACGTTCCAAAAATGGACATTGTCAGGCTGGCAAGAGGCTGAAGACGACCGAGGGCAACGCCGAGTTCTTCAGCCGCTGCCGTGATGTTACTTAATTCGGATCCAATATCGTCACGGATGAAATCTCGATTGGCTTGGACCCAATCCCTGAGATTCGATGTGATATCAACAAATGTCGGAGCCAATTCCCGACCGATGTCGGAGGCAATGACGTTGATAACGTTTCCGAGTACACTCATTTGAGCGGAGAAAGATTTCTGCGCCTCAAGAGCTTCCACGGTTAGGGCGGTGTTTTCTTCTGCTTCGCGGTTGGCTATGCCGATGGCCTTGCCCAGGACCTCATATCGCATGGCCATGGTGGGCAGGACCTTCAAGACCTCCTCGCCCTTCAGGCCGAACTCCTCAAGCACCGACGCCGCGCTCCTGCCTTCCTTCATGGCATCGCCCAGGCCCTTGACGAACATCATGAAAGCCTGCGTGCTGTTGGTGGAGAAGGCGCTCTTCACGACATCGCCCGTGGTACCCATCAAGGCGGCCATCCGTTCCAACTTCTCGCCGCCGCCCACAACTGCGGATTCGATGGTCCTGAACGCCCGGCCGACAGTGGACCCGCCCAGTTCCGCCCGGACACCCATCGCGCGCATGGCCGCACCCATTGCCGCAGCCTCCGCACTCGACACCTTGAAAGCACTGGTTGCCTGGCCGACCTCGGTAGCCATGTGCGCAATCTCGGATTCGGTGGCGGCCATGTTGTTGCCGAGGGCAACGATCACCGACCCCAGGACGTCGACCTGGTCAGCGGACTCCCCGGTCACGGTCAGGAGGCGTGCCAAGGTGGTGGCAGCCTCTTCACCGGACAGATCGGAGGCCATGCCGAGTTGGGCAACCGTTTTCGAGAACTTGAGGATATTGGATGAACCATGGACGCCGAGTTGGCCGGCTGCCTGGGCAATGGCCAGGAGTTCCGTCGTCGTGGTGGGCATAGTCATACTCAAATCGACGATCTGTTCACCGAGTGCTGCCAATTCACGACCGACGATCCCGGTTGTCTTCTTGACCCCGATCAGCCCCTTGTCGAAGGCTGCGAACTGATTCAAAGCGCCACGGCCAAGCTGGAAAGCGCCAATGGCAGCGAGAGCTGCGGTCAAGCGCCGGGCGGTCTTGCTCAGGGAATCGATCGAACCTTCTGTCTTTGAGCCCTGCCTTTCGAGCTGCGACAGTTCGCGCGTCCCGTCCTTGACCTCTTTGGTCGAGACTCTGATATTTAGTTCAGCGATATCTGCCATTACGAGCCTCTACGACTTGATTTCCGCCACAGTGTCCAAAAACGCCCGATCCATTTTCCTGATGACCTGAAACTCCCACGGAGTGAGCGATATCCCGCTCAGTTCGGCCCAGGCCTTGATTTCCTTTGCATCCAGGGGCAACGGCCCTGAAAAGCCCTGCGCGCGGCCCTGATGCACTTGCCAGAACCAGTTGAACAGGTACTCGGCCTCCTCCGGCGGTGGATGCTCCTCGATCTTCGTTTCGCCGGTCTGTTTCTCCACCTGTCCGAGCGTGGCCCGCAGGGTGACCCCGTCTTTGCGAGGCCAGTCCAGCTCCACCCGATTGGCGACGGACTCGGCTAGTCCTCGCCCAAGGTCGGCAAAAAATTTCGCCGGTCCTCGATAAATGCCGACACCTGTTCGCGGATGACCGGGTACCGGGTGTAGACGTCCTTTGCTGCCGCTTCCGAAAAAGCGATCTCCTTGCCGCGCTCCTCCACGCCGGTCCATCCGACCGTGCACGCGGCGAGGATTTCGACGGCAGCGCCTTCGGCCTTCTTCAAAATCTGCTGCGGTTCCGTCGAAGCGCCCTTGCGCTGCTGGTCCTCCATGCGTTTGCGGAGGGCCACCAGTTGCTTTTCGCGGTAGGTCGTGGAGTCGGCACCACGAAGCACGATGGTGATGCCCATCTTCTGCCTGGTGAGGGGATGGACGATCTCCAGGGGTGCACCCTCTTCGGCCATGGAAACGGAGTCGATCTGGGTCAGATCAAAGGTCTTGTCGCTCATACTGATGCCTCTTGTTGCTACGCCGCAGCGCGGGTCAGGGTGATGCTGGTGGCGTCGGAGGAGTCGTACAGGGCCTGGAACGGCAGCTCCTGCATGACGGCTTCTTCGCCGATGTCCTTGGTGGCGCCGGTGTACTTGATGCGCGGCAGATCGATGGTCAGCGTGTTGCCGTCCAGGTCTTCGAGCACCAGGGTAAGGTCGCTCTCGGTCTCGTTGAGGAACTTCTGCAGGAGGGTCTTGTCCTCGTAGTAGCAGCTCAACGTGCCGGTCACGATGAACTTGCCCCGGTTCTTGGTCTGGGCGATGTTCGACCCGACCACGTTGCCGAGCGTGATGTTGTTTTGAATGTCCAGGGAAACGCCGGTGACCACGGAGATGGTCGAACCGCCCTCGGACAGGGTGCCGGTGAAGGCGTCGAACGGGGACCAGGCCACGGAAGCGTCGGGGTCGGCATCCTGCGCGGTGGTTTCCAGGGACAGGTTCTGTGCCAGCAGTCCGAACGTTCCTTTGACAACCGCATCGGGCTGAACGGTCAGGGACAGCGAATTGACGAGCATGCCCTTGAACAGTTCGTATTCGCCGGACTGGAGGTACGACTCCAAGGAGAACGACGGAAACACGGTGCCCACCTTGAGGACGTCGGTGTTCCAAGACCCGCGCAGGAGCGCAGCCAGGAGAACGTCGTACTCGCCGTAGATCATCTCTACGGGCATGTCGCCGGAGTTCTGCAGGGGGCCATGACGCAGATCAGCGACCTGACCGTTGTTGCCCAGTTCCTCGGACTGAAAGGTGCTCTTGGTGGGGTTCAGGTTGAACCCTGTGAGGTGCCGCAGGTTCTGCATGGACGGCGTGCTGGGAGTCGTCCCGAAGGTGACCTCCGGGACGAAAGCCAGCGTGTGCTCGCTGCCGGTAACGGTATCGAAGACCATGATTACTCTCCTTTTGCCAAAAAGTTACTTATTCAAGCCGCATCCATGTAGGCGTAAAACGAAACGCTCACAGGGAGTTGGTATCTCGCCTTTTCTGTCAGTCTTGGCCCGACTGAGACACTTCTCAGGGTCACGGCAACGCCGGTCCCGGTGAGATGCTGCCCACGGGAAAATTCTGTCCGGAGGAGGTCTGCAACCGCGTAGGCGGGCCCCCATCCGGCGTTTCCACCAGGGGCAAACACGTCGATCTGGTAAATCCCGCCCTGGTAGTCCGCAGCGATGGGCCCGGCCGCTGCCGCCCGCGCTTCCTCCAACATCAACTCCGGCCGGAGGTAGATGTCGCCATGGCCGGGATTGAACCTGCGATTCTCCCAGGCAACATCGATGGAGTTGGTATTGGCGAAAGCCTCAAGCTTGGTGGCGAATAGGGCTCGAAGGGTCGTGAAGCTCATGCGGCCGCCCCCGCAATCTGTTCAAAGTGGCTCATAATCTCCTGGAGCGAAATCCGATAGACTCCGCTCGGGGCCTGTTTGGAGTGTCCGTATTCCAGGGCCAGGGCATAGGCCACGTTGTTGTAGATGAAGGCGGTGTCGCCCAATTTGAACGATTGCAAGACTGTCTTGCCTTCACGGAGAACCGCATTGCCGTCCTTGTCGAACTCGATGATGGTGCTGGACGGCATGCTGTTGAGGGCAATCTGGTTGTTCGCGCGGAAGCGTCCGGTGTCGACCGGGGACCGGCGCAGGACCCTCCGGTACAAGTCGAAAACGACCTTCTTGCAGGCGAGTTCAAGGGTCGTTTCCGTGTCCCGGCAGAACTTGCTGATATCCCGCGCGAAGTCGCCCATCACGCCCTCCGGATCACTATTTTATGGAGGATCACGGTTCCGCCGGGGCGAACAGGCCGCCAGGCAACAACGGTGAACTCCTCGGTCCCGATCAACCAGGTGTCCCCAGCCTTCGGTTCAACGGACAGGTCGGAACCTCCCACCAGGACCATCATGTCCGTTGCCAGAATGTTCGTATTGTCGATCCACTTGTATTCGACGTTCTTGAGGACGCCGGAACAAGTGTAGTCGGTGGTCGTGCTCCCGCTCACGGAACCCGTCGAAGGGGTGAACGTCCCTGCCGAGGCTACCCGCAGGGCCATGGACGTGCCCGCCTTCTGAATCGCGGTGGCGGCTTTCGCTGCGGCTGCGGTGTAGTTCATGTCGACTCCCTGTAGTAGTCCGGAGCCGGGGTTTTATCGAAGCGGACAGCCATGATAGTCTCGCGCCTTTCAACGAGCGCTTTGATCACACGATGCCACCCGTCCATGATGAAACCGTCCGCATCCATGATGATTGGATGCTTGAGATCGGTCTCATTCACGCGCTTGACGTGATCCGCCAGGCCCCGGGCGTTTTCGATGGGGTCAAAGACTTTGGGGCTGATGCAAAGATGCTTCAAAGGGATCTCGAACGGCTCCAGGTCTTTCGCCCGTTCGATGAGACGGGCGATGTTGTAGACGCCGTTTCTGTCGTCGGTGAATTGGTTGTTGGCTATGGTGCATCCACTGATAGGAATTCCGTGCGACATGCTCACCTCACCATCTCCATCTTGATCCCCCTGGCCGCTACCTGCTTGAACTTTGCCCAGTCCGGTTCGGTTCTCATCAGGAGACAAAAGAACGTCAACCCCGCGCAATACGCCCGGAACCACCATGTGATTCTGGCCTTTATCGTGATCGTCAAAGGGGCGTTCATCGAACCAACCTCACGACATTGCCGCTCTTCACCAGACCGGACAGGGCCTGCTGGAGAACCTGGTAGACGGTCCCTACAGGAGCGCCCTCGAAATACGTGGTGGACAGGACATCCACCTTCTCCGTCTTGACCTGACCGCCCCGTTCCAACGTCGCGGCCAGGGCCCCCGGCTCCTCAAGTTCGATCAGGGCAGCTTCACAGAGAGCACTGATCACGCCGGGCGGGATTTCGTCCGAAGGCCACTGGAGGCCGTCCATGTAGACAGCAACGCGCGGCCACTGCAGGGGCTGGCCAGTCGAAGAACCGACGACATAGAGGGGCGAACCAACGAACGGACGGGACTCAAGCCACCTCATGGCACGCATGATGGCAGGCTCGGCATCCTCGCTGGACTCAAGCCACCCGGAATTGCCCCGGGTGGTGTGGTAGGTGGTCACGGTTTCCAGGGAGGCGTAGGTGTTCGCATTCGAGACGATGGAACCGGTTTCGACGACAAGGCTCATGCTACCCCCAGAAAGGCGGCGTCAGGCCGCCCGAAGAGTTTTTCCGTGTATCCGCCAATGGCTCTGATGCGGCTGCCGTGTGTATCCTTGAGGGGCGGCCAGGCGCTCTGATATCCGGCGTAGTTGCCCTGGAGGTGCACACCGACGATCACGGCCTTTGCAAATCCCCAAGTGTCGAGCGCGAATTGAACGGCATTCATCGCGCTGCTCCCGTACAGGTGGCGGGTCGGGGCGAAGTTGATGCCGGGGCGTGCGTGTGCTGACCAAAGCTCGGCCTGGACGTCTGGGCGCTGTTCGGCCCAGCCTTGGAGGAGTTCGGAGTGCCACGAAACCCAGAAGTCAAAACGCCCGGGCCAGGAAAGCCCGGCCCGGTTGACGCAGCAGACCGCATCTTCTTTGCATCCGTGCTGTCGCCATGCCTCGACATCATCCCACTTCCCCGGTGCGTCCCCTACGATCAGGCAGAGGCCGCGTTGTCGAAATTTCCCGGGTGTTCCAGGATACGGGCAGCGATTTCGTCCTTACGGTTGTCCTCGCGGGACAGGGTGACGCCGAGGTCACTGGCCAGGGCGCGAAGTTCCTTCACGGACTTCTCCATCAGGGAGTCCTTGGTGTAGATGGCGGTGGCATTTTCCGGGTACTCAAGCCCGCCGAGGCAAACGCCTTCGCCGGGCTTGCCTTCCATCTGCTCTTCCTCGAGATTGACTTTCGCGCCCTTTTCCGGCGCTTCCTGCCATCCGGTCTTCTTCATGTTCTCCACTTCGTCGGGATGGACGTCGGCGGTGGGGGGGACGTTGCCGGGCTTGATCATCTTGACGGTCTTAATGGTTGCCATATTTCCCTCCAGGGGACGGGCGGGGATGACCTCCCCGCCCGTTTTGTATTGAGCGTTGTTGGGTTAGCCGAGCAGCAAGGCCATGAATTCGGGCTTGATGCAGGCAACGCCCCAGGCCAGGCCGATTTCGTACCGCACGCGCTTGTACTGGCGGTACACGCAGACCTCGAAGGACAGACCCGTCCTCGGGTCGGTCACGATCATGCGGTCGTCAGCGGCGTCACCTTCCTCCGGCAGGGCCGGGGCGCGGGTGACCAGGGCCAGGGCGGAACGATGGAAGGCCAGGTTGGCGCGGTAGTTGGCCGCCAGAGAAATGGCCTTGTTGTCGCTGACGGCGGACATCAGGCCGGGATTCTGGAGAACGAACGAACCATCGGCCAGGGCGGTCTTGACCACGTAGCTGTAGTCGGGGGAATCGTCGGCAAAGTTCACCACGTCGCCGGCCAGGATGGTGCCGGTACCGGTGTCGGCCGCGATGGTCTTGGCCCCGGCTACATAACCGGCGCTCAGGTTGGTCTGGTAACTGGCCCCGGTGCCCTTGGTGTGCAGTTTGATCTGCGCGGATTCACGGATGTCGAACCCGTGCAACGGGAGCAGGATGCCCTGCGCGCGCAGTTCATCGGTACCGGCCTTGCTGGCATCGGTCATGGACGAAAGGGTGCGCAGCTTGGCGCCACCGGCGGTATTCACGACCATCTGCAAGTCGGACAGGGGAGCGCCGTTGTCCGTCAGGATTTGACGGACATAGGCCGGGTCTTCGAGGCCGGTGGTGCCACCGAACGGGGTGGTCCCGGCGGTGCCGTAGGCGCGGGATGCGTTGGGATAAAGAGCGGCCAGATCTGCTTCCACTTCGTTCACCAGGGTGCGGATGGCCTGGGCGATCTGGTCACGGCGGAGGACGCTGTATCCGGGGCCGTGACCGATGCCCTTCTGTTCTTCACCGGTCCAACGGAACGGAACGGCACGCGCCTTGGTGATGGAGATCGAGGCGTTTTCGAAGGTCTGGTCACCGGTATCCGGGGGATTGGTGCCCGCAGTGATATCTTCGGCGTCGGCAGCCGGAGAAATGGGGACAATGATGGACTGGCCTTTCGCTGCTCGCTCCGCACCGGTGTCAATGGTGACGGAGGGGATCATGCCGGTCATTTCCCGGGCGACAAGGTCCAGGGCCTCGTACAAATCAGGGATCAGGTTGGTCAAGGTATTGGCCATGGTTGGCTATCTCCTTCTAGTCCGTGACCTTGCCGCCGTCCTTGACGAACTTCATTTGTGCGGCCGGGTCTTGTTTCTCGAACTCGGAGCGGCTCATGGTCTTGACGTTTCCGCCACCGCCATTGCCGCCCGGCTGGGCACCGCCACCCGATGCGTCGGAACCCTTGAGGATGGAGGCTTTGTTCGGGTAGCCGTCCACGAGGATGGACAGGGCTTCGTCAAAGTCGGCAACATTGCCGGGGTTTTCCCGGCTGTAGATGGTCTGCCCGTCATGCCCCTTGGCGACGACCTTCCCGTCTTCGATGTCGAAGTGCTTTCCGAAGAAGCCCTCGACCATGTCGCCAGGGATGGCCATTTTCTCTGCGATGAACTTGGACCGCGCGAACCGCCCGCCGATCATCTCCTTCTGGAGGGTAGCGGTGAGTTCGTCGGATCGTTTGACGGCTTCATCGATCTTGGCCTGCATGGCCTTGGTGACCTCGGCCTTGACCTCGTCGACCTTGCCAGCATCGACAAGCTGCTTGTCATCGAGGTTCTTGACCGTCTCAATGGCCTTCTTGGCCTGGGCGAGATAGTCCTTGGGATCGTCAATGCCATCGAGGACGGAAAGCTGCGCTTCCAGGTCCCGGATTTTCTCCTTGCGCCCGACTGATTCCTTGGTGGTATCGGTGAGCTTGGTGGAAAGTGCCGCGTAGTCGACGGCGGATTCACTTCCGCCGTCACTTACCCAGATGGGATTTCCGTCTTTCATCTCGATGTGTTCGCCGTTCATCTTCCAGGGCATTCGTGCCTCCTGTCCCTACTGGGACGATCTGTGGCCCGACCGGGCCGGACTTGCCCCTGCTGGGGCGACCTATTGAAAAATGTGCAACTCCGCACGCCAAGAGGCAGCGCAGACAGGGAGGATTATATAACGGGGTGCTCACCAAGGAGACACAGGGAAACACGGGGAAACACGGGGAAACACGGGGACGGGGGTTGACAAGGTTGGTTAATATGGTTCAACACGTATATATGTCAGTAAATATCTGTACGCTTATAACATGTTGTCTCTTATTGTTGGACGTCCCTGCTTTTGCGGGAAATCATCACGCAGAGCGCTGGTATCAGGAGCGATGGTGTGCGGACAACAACGGCCAGTTAGAGGTCGTTATGTTTGACGGCACCCGATGTGACTGCCTCACAAAAACGCATGCCGTGGAGTTCGACATCGCCAGCAAATGGGCCGAGTCAATCGGCCAGGCTCTGCTTTACGGTGCCCACACCGGGAAGCGCTGCGGCATCGTCCTGATCTTGGAAAAAGACACGGACACACGGTACCTGGAGCGTCTGAATCATGTCATCGAGGCATACGGCCTGCCTGTTGATGTCTGGATAACGCGGCCGTAAGGGGGTGCATGATGCTTGGACTCGGAGGCTCTGCCATTGTCACGTTGCTCGTTTTCATTTTGGCGATTGTGATCACTCTCGCCCCGCTGTTCATCTGGAAGTGGGTGAAGGCGAACAACGACGAACTAAAACGGATACGCTTGCTGCTTGAAAACGTGACCAAGCAGAAGGCACCTGAAGCCGATGAAAGCGACCCGGTCCGGGAGGGGACCTGGGACGAGGCGATGGGGAAAGACAAATAGTCCTGCCAAAGAACGGCCCGGTTCAACGCCGGGCCTTTTTCGTTGTTGCGCGCTGCGTTGCAAGGGGCCTGGCGGTCTGGTATAATCATGGTCGAGGTGAAAAAATGAAACTGCCACGCATGTTCTGGACGACAGAGAGGCTGGTGAATGAAGCCGTGCTCATTTACATATTAAGCGCCCGCGTTGAGAGAGCTATTCGGGCGCTTATGCGTCAATTCACTGAAGAGACTCTTGCAACGAAGATATCGCGCGCAAAATTGGCGGCCTTCGCCTCCGGCGGCATAGTGCAAATGCAAGCCATGACCGCAGCAATCGGGACTAATGGCACCGAGGCAATTGTCCCCAAGCGATCGACCTCCAGGAGATAGCCATGGAATCCATATTCGACCACAACCCCACCGATGCAGAGCTGGATGCTCTGTTCGGATCGAAGCCTGCCGACGATCCTGAATTTCATTCATGGATCAAAGAGGAATCCCAGAAAGACGGCAGCGATCCGAGTACGTTGGTGCGCCTGTTCTCGATGCGTGGTGACAAGGCCGAGGTCGAGCGCTGCCTGGGCATGATCAAAGACCCGAAGAAGCGCTTCGAGACGGAATACCTGCTACTTGAGACGGCCTAGCCTTTTCTCGAACAACGCCTCATCGTTCAACACCTCAAGCACCCGCGTCACTTCACTCATATCTTTCCCCGATGCCCGGGCCAGGATATTGGACAACGGATCCATGTAGTCGAACCGCTTGACCGTCTTCAGCATCTCATACACATCATCGAAAATTGCTGAATCCTTGATGCCGAGGGTTTCGGTCAGCCTTCCCATTCGCTTCAACAGGTCGCCATACCCATACCCCGAGGCAATGACCTGCGCCTGGCGCTGCGGGACATATCCGCCCAGCGCGTCGAACGCCTCCTGGTAGCTCCTCCGAGACACCCACTGGTTGACCGTCTCCATGAGCGCATGGCGGACGTTCCCTTTCCCGGGCCGCACGCCCAGGACCTGGCGGTTGTGGTTCACCTCATGCCACAGAGATTCAACTGCGTACTCCTGATTGAACGTCAGCGGTTCACCGGCCCCCAGCCTCCGCAGAGCCTCCTGTAAATCCTTGGCCGGGCAGAAGTTGTCGAACGTCGGGAACTCGCGTGTTGAAAGCAGTATCTTCCCGTGGCTGTTCGTGGCCATGAAATAGCTTTCGTCGACGTATTCCACGGAATTGACCCCGCGCAACGCTATGTCGTCGAATGCGTTCTTGATCGCCTTGGCGAGGGTGGCCTGGCCCCGAATGCCGAGGCTCCCGGCGTCGATCCTCCCGATGCTCTTGTGGAATTCCTCCCACCCGAGATTGGCCAGCGTGCGCAACCGGCCCTGGCCATCAACCAGGTCGTGAAACTTGACTTTGCCCGCCCGGAGCATGGCCGCCCGGCGCGGGCCAACTGCGTTCTCCTGGAAGACATTGCTCTGCTTGGCGAACCAGGTCCCGTAATCGCTGTCGTGGAAACCGTGCTCGATGATGTCCCGGCGCCCGCCGGCGTCAATGCTCTTGTCCGGCCTCTTGGTGTAGGGCCGGGCCGCTTCCTTCAGATCGTCCGCATTGATGCCCAGATCACGCCAGGATGCGGTCACCGGCAACGCTATGCACCGGCACCGAGGGTGCAACGGACAATCCGGCCCCTTGCCCAGTTCAAACTGCTGCCCGTCCAGAGCTGCGCACCTGATGCACGTCCCGCGCCCTGTCTGCTGGTACCCGGACTCCAAGGTCGCGCACCACTCCCACTTTTTGACGATGTCGGCATTGGCCGCATAGACCGCCTGCTGGGCCGCCACGTTCGCCGACTGCACGTAGGTGCGCGTCAAGGTGATGGCCTCATGCTTCAACAGGCCGAAAGAGTCCGACAGGGCGCGCCTTGCGAGCTGCCGATACCCCTCCCCCTGCAGGACCCCGGAATTGATCGTCTCGCGCAGGCCCTCCTTGACGGTGGAATCGAAAGCGGCGTCAACCCACCCGGCTAGGGACTTGCCCCCGAGTGGCGTTCCCCCGAAAAATTCCTTGAACTGCTCGGCCGTCAGCGAAATATTGTTGAACTTGGCCACCAAGCCGCCAAAACTGGTGATGCTGGCGTGCTCGGTCGCAGCCCACTCCCCTGCGTAGCCGGAGACGTCCTTGATGTCGCTGGCGAGCTGCAACCTGGCCCCGGCGGTCAGGCCGTCGAGCTCCACCATCATGGCCTCGAGCCTGTCGCCCTGGAAGTCGGTCAGGGACTTCGAGACAATGCGCTCCTCGATCTCATCCGTGGCCCGGCCGAGCGTCGAGAGAATCGTTTTCAAGGCATCGTCTTCGTACCCATCGAGCTTGTACCGCCACTGGGCATTCCTGGCGACCGTGTAGATGCGCTGTAATTGATCAGGGGTGTATTTCATAGCGCCTCAGAATCCTTTCCCCATCTTATTATTGCCGCAATCCGCCCGCCCTGCTACCGTCGCGTCATGGTTTGGACCGAAGAAGACGAACGCAAATTCATGGAGCGGGTACGGCGCCGGCGGGAGCGCGGTGTGCCTTTCAACCCGTTCGGCCCGGGCCAGGCCCCGCCGACAGACGCCGAACTTGCGGCGTCCATCCCGATCAAGACCCGGCTGGAGTGGGCGAAAGACGACCTCAAGCCCCAAAGTGCTTGTCCGCAAGACCAGCCCCCAGAGACGGACCCTGCGTCTGACGGTCCTCGTTCTCAATCTCGGCCATCGTCTCCGTCCAATCCGCATCATCCCGAATCAGACCCCGACGCTTGAGTTCATCGTAGGCCTGACGCTTGGACACGATCCGTTCCTTCACTGCATCGCAGATTTCGGCCACGGTCATGCCTTCGAGGATATGAAATTCGGTGTTGACGCTTGAGGATGGTACGTCTTCTTCGTCCATCCACTTGCCCGCGAAAGCCAGAGCCTGATTGACAGCGGCCTCCAGTGCCAAGGCCCACGCCTTCAATGTGGAATCGCTCTCGCTGCTCTCCAGGGCGTTCTGGGTGGCCGTCTGGTTCCCCGTGCGTGGTAGGAGCAGACGCATGCCGAACATGGACATCTGCTGTTCGAGCTTGTCGAGTTCATCCTGCCCCTTCTCCACGGCTGCAGGTTCGACGGAGACGGATTCGAGCTTTGCACCAGCCGCCGAAGACATGACCAGGCTGCCGGGTCCCCAGTTCATCTCTTTCTTGCTGTCTCCTTCATCAAGCCCGAGGGCCACGCCATGCCACACCGGGCGGCGCATCCACGACATGAGGTCATACTGATCAGACGTCGCCTGCCAATGGCGCCGGTTCAAATGGGCCAGGTCCTCCAGGGCCGGGCAGGCGCACATCTCGCCCAGGCGCTCCCCGAGAAGAAGAGGAACAACAGGAATCACGTTCAACGACGTTGTTCCTTCCTCCTTCATTTCCCAAACGCCTTTCTTGTTGTCTTTCGACTCGGTCTCGCGCCAGACCTCCCAGTGGCCGGGCTCCAGAACCCGGACCTGCTTGACGGGCTTGTCGGAGATGTCCCAATTGCCCTCTTCGTCCACGACATGCTCGATGAAGCGCAGTTGCTTCAACACGCGCTTGCCGTCGACCGTTTCGAACCTCCATCCGAGCAAATCGCTCTGCGGGATGTAGACAAAATACGGCCGCCAGCCCTTCTCAGCGTCCGCCTCAGCCGTTTTAGGCTTCCACTGGCCGTCTGCATCCTTGTACTCGGTCCGCGAGCCTTCTGTGCGCGTTTCCACCATGGGGAAGTCCACCAAGATCAGGCCCGCACCGTAGGCCAGGCACTCGCTGAACAGATTCCGCGTCCAACGCGAAAGGTTGTTGCCCTGCAGGTCCACGTCTTTGGCGATCTTGTCGAAGGCCTCCGGCACGTCCTTTTCACCGTTGGACAGTTGGATATCCCTGCTGAACACCTGGCCGGACAAGCAACCGACAGTCCGGGCGAACACGTTAAGCAGCACGGTCGCCTGCACGCGGGCGTCCCAGACTGAATCAACCTCGGTCACGCCCTTCGGGAGGTAGCGGCCCTTCGCCTCCTGCATGGCCACGGTACCGCCCAGCAAATCGCGGGGGAGCTGACCGCGCTCGTTGGCTTTGGTTACCTCGTCTCGCGGGGTCGAAACATTCTTCTCCTGCATCGTTCTGCCCTCCTATCAATGGGTCCGTCTCAGGATCGTGGTCTTGTTTTTGACAATGGGATATTCGCGGTGGATGAAGTACCCACCGGCATCGTTGACGTGATCGTGGCCTGTCGTCTTGTCCGGTTCCCCGTTCGCGGCCCAGGGCTGTTGCTCCAGGGCGTCAGCAAAGGTCGGGCAGAGGTCGGCGTTGACCAACAGCCTGCGGTCACCCTGCGCGTTGCAGAGCATTGCGTTGAGTGCGTTGATACGATCCTTCACGGGCGGGTTGGCATCCGGAGCACAGACTATGAACCCGGCATCCTTGAGTAGGGCCAAGTCGGTCTTGGAGGCGTTGACGGACTTCCGAGAGTCACCGGATGCGTCCGGGTAAACCCTGATCTGCCGCGAATGCTTGTAATCGCCTCCCTCAAACTTCCAGAACCGCTCTTTGACCTGGCGGATCATGTCCGGGGTATCGTATCCCTCCACGATCTCGCCAACGGCCCGAGGCAGGCCGTCACGCTTGACGAAGACGACAGACGCCATGTGGCCCACATTGAAGTCCATGCCCAGGTGGACAGGCTCGCCGTCTTCTACGTGATCCGTGCAGTTATTGGCCGCCCGGTCGTATGCCGTGTAGATGCTGCCGGTCTGCAGGTTGACGAATTCACCTTCGATGTAGGCCTTGATCAGGTTGGCCGGGTACGACTCGAGGAGTGAAGGAATGTAGTCCTCGGGGAGATTTGCCTCATTGTCGTAGGTGCTGGCCTGGACCAGACCGTACAGGCCAGCCAGGGCCGGATTCTCGCGAACCTTTTTTTTGAACCGGTCGTAAACGAACCGGAACCCA